CTCTCCGGCACACTTCAGAACCCACGCAATCTTTTCAAAGGATTTGCAGCGTATTGGAGGATAAGTGTGCATGGTGATCGAAAGACTTGATGGCGAGTGTCTCGAACAGTACTTGTACAGGCTTGGAGAATACAAGTCATCAGGTTTGCTCGATATGACATGGGATGATATTGCCGGCAAGCTGAACGAACAGTTCGGCCTTGAACGTTCTTCGGATGTGTGCCGCAAGGAATACAACATTGCCAAGCGTTATGCGGAACAGGTGTTCCGGCATGGTACGAGTAACACGGTTGACGCCGAAGTACTGAAGATGCAGGCGCAGACAAAAAACCTTGAGACAAACCGATGGCTTCGGGAGTACTCAAGAGATCAACTGATTCTGGAAACAATTACCGAATCAATTCAAAAGCTCACGCCGATTGAGTTTCCAAAACAGATTCAATGCGAGCGCGGAAACCGTGTAGGCATGCTCTGCATGGGAGATGCGCACTTTGGAACCGAGTTTACAATCTACGGATTGGCCGGTGAAGTCCTGAACAAATATAACGAGGATGTCTTTACTGATCGGATGCATCGTCTACTGGCAGAAACAATTCGGATTGTTCAGGGAAATCAGCTTAGTGATTTATACGTGAGTGACCTTGGAGATTTTGCCGACGGCGTTTTGCGTGTTTCGCAGCTGGCACATTTGCAGTACGGCGTTGTTGAAAGCACTGTGCGGTATGCGGAGTTTCTGGCTAACTGGCTGAATGCGCTTTCTGAGAATGTGCGCATACACTTTGGCATGGTGAATGGAAACCATACCGAACTTCGTATGCTTGGTCAGCCAAAATCAACATTTAAAAACGAGAATATGGGGATTGTCGTCAAGGCTTTTCTTAAAGAGCGCTTGAAGGGCAATCCTAATTTTGAATTTAACGAAAATAAGACGGGGTATATTTTCAGTCAGATTTACGGGTATAACGTGCTCTGCATCCATGGAGATGAAGTACGCGCGAATAATTCCGTTAAGGATTTTTCAAACACTTATGGAGTCAGGTTGAATTATCTGATCGCAGGTCATTTCCATCATTCTAAGCTCGAAGAAGTGGGAATGGATGTTGAAAGCATTGGCGTTCCATCTATCATCGGTATCGACTCCTATAGCATGAGCCTGAATGCGACGTCAAACCCGGGGGCTACTCTTCTGCTGTTTGAAGAGGGCAAGGGAAAGACCGTGCAATATACAATCAAGCTCTAATCGTCCTATACGGGCATTATTAAAAAAAACAAGGAGAATGCGCATGGGAAAAGCAATGTCACGCCCAAGCGCCGTTAAAAAGGTTCTCATAAGTGATGAGAAAAAGGAAATGATCGTCAGTACTTTTCACACATTAAGCGAAGATGATGTGATAGATGTACTGACGCAGGTCGGCGTCGGCAAGAAATACTACACATGCTACATGTGTGGAAAAGTTAAAAAGAAAGATGAGTTTTATATCACGACAGATGCAAGGGTACATTCAAAGATTACCCCTATTTGCCGTGAGTGTGCGTCAAAAATTGTGCGTAACACGGATGCATTCGGGAATTCAAGCGCTCCAACGCGCGAATCATTCATTGATGTTCTGGATTATTTGGATAAGCCGTTTATATCCGGTGTCTACGATAGCTGCACAATTAAGGACAAAGTTCCCGGGGAGAATCGTGACGCATGGAGCCGGTATATCGGCGTAATTAATAGCGTTGACAAGTACCGACCAATGCGATTTAAGGACTCCGATAATCTACACTTTGCTACGTATGATGCGAAAGATGTTGCACCTGTTGTACCGGAAAGCATCGAAGATGTCGATATGTCAAAGGAAGCGCGCGATCGCTACGAAATTAACCGCAGAGATACAATCCGATTTGTTGGCTATGATCCTTTTGCCAACTATCCGATTGCTACGGATAAGCCGCGGCTGTATTCGCAGGTTGTCAACTTTTTGGATGACGAGTCTAAGAATGACGGTATGAAGCTTGCGGCTATTATTCAGATTGTTAAGCGTCTGAATCAGGCTGAAAAACTAAATGATCAGGTCGATGCACTGCTTAACGATCCGAGGAATTCACTTTCGAATCAGGCGGTTATTAATAAAATGATCGATACCTGTAAGAAAAATATGGATATCGCGACGAATCTGGCACGCGATAATGGAATCTCAATCAACTATAACAACAATAAGTCAGCAGGTCAGCAGACTCTGTCTGGCAAAATGAAGAAGCTGACAGAGGAAGGGCTTCGCGAAGCAAAGGTGAGTCTGTTCGATGTTGGAACCTGTAAGGGAATGAAGCAGGTAGCGGAAATCAGTGAAGCCGCAAGGCACAAGCAGATTGGTGTTGACGAAAATGTCCTGTCTGAAATTCGCGACATCAAAGTCCAGCTCGTAGAAAGTTTGCAGAAAGAACGGGACGCCGCAAAGGAGCGCGCCCGCATACTGCTCCGTGAGAATGCCGATCTTAAGGAGTACATGAAAGAGCGCGGGCTAATGGATGCGTCCGGAAATCTGGTCGACGATAGCGGAGGTGGTACATCATGACATCACCTTTACTACAAGACTATAACGTGTTTGAGCGGCCTAACCTCTATCCTCTGACCACCAAACAGTACGAGGAGCATAAGGAGACTGCAGATATTATCCAGTGGGGTCGCGAGAACCCGGTCAAGTTTGCCGAGGAATTCTTTGGCATTGAGCTGATGGATTTTCAGATATATATCATTGAACGGACGTGGACTGCCGAGCAGGCCGTTTGGTGCTGCTCTCGAAACGCCGGGAAATCTATCCTTGGCGCAATTTATATTATGCTTCGCTCGCTGCTGATTCCGAACCACCAAACATACATCTGTACTGGCGTTGGTTCGCAGTCCATCGAGCTTTTTCAAAAAATAGAGAAACTGTCAAAGAATCAGATACCGTCTTTTAAATCATTAACCAATGTATTTGGAAATGAACTTGTAAAAGCACATGGGTCGGACGGATTTGTACATGATCCGTCCAGTCATTCATTCAGACTCTATAATGGCTCCGGTGTACATACGTTGAACGGTGCAATATCAAATCTTAGAAGTAAACGTTCTAATTTAAATTTTTATGACGAGTGCGGTTTCGCACCGGATGAACTGTTCAATGTCACAATGCCGTTCCTTGCGCAGAACTCAAAGTTTGCACTCGGTGTTAATTATAGTGACGACGATGCTTTGATGGAACCAAGGCCATTTCCAAATCAGGCGATCTTTGCGTCGTCTGCCGGAAGAACAGATCAGTTCTTCTATAAAAAATACCGCGAGTGCTCTATCCGTATGGATGCGGGGGATGACAGATATTTCTGCGCAGACATCGACTGCGATGCTGTTATTGGCGCAACGCGGCATGGCATTCTTCTTAGCGAGCCCCTTCTAAATCAGGAAACAATTGATTCCGCGATGCGCAAAGACAAAGACGCTGCACTTCGTGAGTACCGAAACATCTTCCAGACCGAAGGTGGAAATGGACAGCTTATTAAGCGTGCTTCTATTGTACGTAACAGCTATCCTTATGTGCCGCAGATGGCGAACACAGATCGGTCTCAATATATCATTTCGTGGGACCCTGCGCGTCAGGCAGATAACTCAACGGTATGTATTGCAAAACTTTGGAAGGACCAGCATGTTGGCTGGAAAATGCGTATTGAAAATGTCGTTGTACTAATCGATAGATTGTCAAAGGCAAAGCGCATGATGAATGCGCCGAATCAGGTCGAGGAAGTTAAGAGCATCATTCTTGATTATAACGGCCCTGAGGCTGCAGATTATGAGAATATTGCCGCGATCATGGTAGATTCCGGCTCTGGTGGCGCGGGTATCCCACTGACCGACTATCTGTCAAACGATTGGGAGCGTAACGGTGTCAAACACCGTGGGCTCATTGATCCCGAATTCAATGAGGGCGATGATAAAAAATTCCCGAATGCGGTCAGCGGAAAGTTACATCTGATATCGCCCATCAAGTATCGGTCAATGATGTTTGAAGAGATGAAGCAGCTGATTGACCTTGGCGTTGTCGAGTTCCCGGAAGAATATACGCAGCGCGGCTATGTCAATCTTATCTATCAGGTTGATAAAGACAATAACACTACGCAGATTTATTCCTACCCGCAGGAAAAGGCAGAAAAACAGCTGAAAAAAGAAGGCTATCACATCGATACGATGCCGTATACGCTGTCTCCGGACGAAGAGCTTGCGCTTACACAAATTGACATGATGAAAAATGAAGTTGTCAATATGTACCGCTTTACAACTGCATCCGGTCAGGACAGGTTTGATCTTGCGCCGGATAAGGCTAAAACAATGCATGATGATAGGAACTATACTCTTTTACTCTGCTGCCACTATTTGGCACAGTTAAGACGTGAGCCGATTACAAATAAGCGCGCACACAAATATACAATCAATGATATCGCCGATTTGCCAGTCAATGCGGCGAGACGCTTTAGTATTTTGAATTAGGGGGTGGAGGTTTTTATGTCTACTACACAAAACAAAATTTCCACACCGTCGGGTCTGCACAGCGCTGAGGAGATTCGTAAAGAAATCTATTCTCAAGAGGTAAAAAGATATTTTCAGGAAGTGGCAGACCAGCTCCGCCTTATAAATCTTGATAGAAATTCCTCTAGAAGCTTTAACACATTCAGTAAAACAAAACTGCGGTCGTTTATGAAAAACCCGCAGGCTAACGAAGATAATCTTCGACAGCTGAGTCAGTTCTTGTATCGGATGTGTTATCCGTACAGGCGTTTGGTGTGGTATCAGGCATCTATGTTTGATGCAAATGCGGTGTCGATCATTCCTTCGATTGATTTTTCGAAGACGGTTAACGTTAAAAAGGTCCGCAAGAACTATATTAATACAGCGAAAAAGATTCAGCAGATGGCACTTGACCAGTGCATACTTCCAATGCTGCTTACAGCATGGCGTGAAGATACAGCCTTTGGCTATATCTATGACGATGATAATACGATGTTTATTCACGTTCTAAATGGGAAGTATTGCAAGGTAAGCTGTGTTGATGGTGGGGCTCTGCGCTACGCATTTGATTTCAGTTATTTTAATACGCATGCTGATGACCTAAATTACTGGGCCGATGAATTTAAGGAAAAGTTCGACCTATATAGCTCTGGCAAGGCATCAAAGTGGCAGGAACTTGATTACAGCCGCGAAATATGTCTGAAGGTAAATATTGATGATCCTACGCTCAGTTATCCGCCGTTTGCTCCGCTATTCGAACAGATCATTGATAATGTCGATTTGCAGAGTATTCAGAATGTCAAGGACCAGCTTTCAATCTATAAGCTTCTTGTTGCGCGCTTAAAACCGCTCACGGGAACAAACATGCCGGATGATTTTGAGGTTGATCTTGATACTGCGATTAAATATTATGATAAGCTACGCGACTCACTTCCGCCAGAGGTGGCATCTGTTATTTCACCTCTTCCGATTGAGTCCATTGAGTTTAAGCCAACATCTACAAATGATGTTGATAGTGTGTCGAATTCGACAAATAACCTATTCAAAAATTCCGGTGGATCTCAAATTTTAAACAACGAAAAGTCTGGTACGAATATTGTTCTGGCTCAGATTCAGATGGATACTCAGAGCGCCTTAAAGGCGATTCTTCCGCAATTGCAGGCATGGTGCAACATATATCTTACGCAGCATCTTGGCAAGGATGCGTGCCACGTCAAATATTTTGACGTGTCGCCGTATACGCGCGCAGAGAAGAAAAAGGAACTCATCAACTCTGCACAGTACGGCGTTCCTACAAAGCTTGCAGTTGCGGCATTAGATGGGTTTACGCCGCTTGAGACTCTCTCTTTGGAATATGTCGAAAATGATATTTTCAAGTTGCATGAGACTTGGATTCCGCTTCAATCGTCTTATACGCGGTCTGGTTCTACCACTGGTGGCGCTCCGACGAAAGACGCAAGTGAACTCAGCGATGCGGGCGAGCAGTCTCGGGAGTATAAGTAATGTACAATTTTATAAAAACAAGCGACATAAACATCGCAAATGAATTGCGCAATGCCGGTTTTAAAGAGCTTCCCCGTGAGGGCAAGCTCTTTGTTTTTATTAATGATTCTGATATCTATGCAGATCTCGATAAAAAGAGTGGTGTTGTGCTTACAAACAATATAAGCATTTAGGAGCGGGGGCTATGGCTGATAAAATTCTCACGCTGAATGAGCTTCGTGATTATTTCACACAGCATGGTATCACGACATTCAGCGCTAAAGAGCATGGCAAGCCTATTGCTTGTCAGGTAGATACCATGGCAGTTTTTGAAGAAGCAGGCGATGCCGTAGTTAATGACGGTATTATCTATGCTCCTGTCAAGGTCTGCCACACACTCCTCAACAGAAACGGTTCATATATTTCTGAAGAAAATATGAAGAAGGCTATGCCAACGCTTAAGGACCGTCCGTTGCTTGCATATATTCATAAGCTTGATGACGGGGCGTTGGACTTTGGCTCTCATAACCGAGAGATTGTTGAGGACGAAAACGGAGACAGCCGGATTGTTTATTACGAACGACAGGTTGGCTCTTTCACATCGGATGATCCTTTTCTTCAATACGATAAGGATGAAGACAAGACATATGTAATGGCAAAGGTTGCAATTCCCACAGATTACTCTCCCACTTATGCGATTCTGAGTAGTAAGGGTGGAAAGTGCAAGGTAAGCTGTGAGCTAACGATCAATGCCATGCAATATGACGTACAGAATAATTATCTTGAATTTACAGATTTTTATTTTACAGGTGTAACGCTGCTTGGCAGTGATGAAAAAGGTAATGCTATCAATGAGGGAATGCAGGGCGCAAAGATTGATGCCAGTGCCTCTTTTGATTGTAAACAAAATATTACGAAAGGAGGCAGTGACTTTAGCATGAAATTTGACGAGCTGCTTAAAAAGTATAACAAGACTGCGGAAGACGTTAAGTTTGACTATGCGTCGATGTCTGATGAAGAACTTGAAGCGAAATTTGAGGAAGAGTTCGGCGATCCTAAAGTGACAACAGTCACATTTGAGCTGAATTACGGTCAGATTGAAGAGCAGATTTATCGTGCGCTGGAAGAGATTGACAGAGCGAATCACTATCGTACCGATTACATGCTTGTTGCAGTATATGACGATCGGTTTATCTATCGAAACCTCTCAGATGCTGAAAATCATTATTATGCACAGAACTATACTAAAAATGATACGGCGGTAACGCTTGTTGGTGATCCGTATGAAGTTTTTGCAGAGTTTCTGACTGCAGAGGAAAAAGCGTCTCTTGATACGATGCGTGCAAACTATCAGTCGTTGGTTGATTTCAAGGCGCAGGCCGATAAGGCCGCAGAGGACGCTAAGCGTGATGAGGTGCTGAATGACGTTTCTTATGCATGTCTTGCTGACGACTCTGATTTCAAGACGTTAAAGGCAAATAAGAGCGACTTTAGTGTTGATGAACTTAGAGTGAATGCTGATTTGATTTTTGCTAAACATATCAAGGCTGTTGGATCGTTTGCTATGAACAGCAACGCCGATGTAACGCCTGATAACACTAAAAAGTTCAACATTGCGGACGATGCATCCGCCGATAAGGATAACCCTTATCCGGGACTTTTTAACGAATAATTTAGGAGGGAAAATTTATGGCTACAGGATTTACTAAATACTGGGCTAAGTCCGAAAAGCACGGCGTTGCTGAAGTTAGTGATATGCTTGCCACTACTGCAGGTCACATTGAAAACGTACGTGTCGCTGAAGACATCGATAACGGGTCTTTTGTATCTCTGGATACATTTGAGGCTGGCGATGTGTGGAAAGCTAAGAAGCCCGCTACCGCAGAGGCGATCTATCTCATCGCTTCTTCCGAGGATATCCACGAGGATTTCTCACCCAAGGCTCGTGCTGTAGAGAACTTCTACAACGAGAAGGGTGATGTTGCCCGTGCTTATCAGCTTTTTGCGCGTGATAAGTTTGCGCTTTCTAAAGAGGCGTTTGCTGATGGCGCATCTCCGGCTGTTGGAAAGTATCTTGACTTCTCCAAGGGATATAAGGCAGCGATTGCTGCAGAGGCTCCCACGGCCGGCCCGGTTGCAAAGATTTACGACGTTGCTCCTACCGGCGTATTCCGTGTCGTAGTTGAGAAAATTATCTAATAAAGGAAGGAGGAAAAACATATGTTTAGATATACATTTAATCAATCTGCCGAAGCTATTCAGAAAGTATTCGACGAACAAAGCTATGCGAGCTTCTCCAACCTTTGTGTAGATGCAATCAAGGGGAACATTGTTAAGTTTTCCAAGCAGGAGGCCAGCAATGAAATCCGAAAGAAAACTCTGGCGGTTGCAGGCCTTAGCGAAAATCCGACTATTGGCGAAGTTCGCCGTGCTCTGAATAGAACTGCCACTCGCGAAGCTATCTTTGAAATCATTTCCGAGACAGTAGATCAGACACTGATTTATGGTATTCAGGGCGACGCATGGTTTAATACTTATGTCGATTACCGCAACCTGAACCTTGGCGATTCTGCTGAGTTCTTCATCCCTGATCCGACAAACCTTGTTGTCAGCGAGGTTGCTGCTGCAAACCATGATATTATCAGACAGCGCATCGGCTCTGGTAGAAGCATTACTGTTCCTACTCGCCAGTATGCAGTAAAGGTTTATGTTGAGGCTGAGCGTTTCCTGATGGGCGCAGAGGACTGGTCTGCTCTGATTGAAAGAGTTACAAAAGCGTTCTACGACAAGATTGGCGAAATGACCTACGAGTCGATGTCTAGCGCATCCAAAGATCTTCCTAGCCCCACAAGGTTTAATGTTACGATGCAGGCTAATCCCACGAACAGAGCACAGATGCTGAAACTCTGCAATGATGTTTCTATCGCTTCCGGCTCTAAGGCAATTATTCTTGGTACTGGTGTTGGTCTCGGTCAGCTTCAGAACATGAAGAATACTGATATCTTTGCTGCAAGCGAGAAGGAGGATATCTATACTCTGGGTCGTGTTGGTCACTTTGATCAGTATGCTGTTGCGGAAATTCCGCAGGCATTTGCTGATGCTACTCTGTCCAAGTATAACTATGACGACGCTAAACTGCTCGTTGTTCCCGGAAACATCGGCAAGTTTGTTAAGTTTGTAGATGAGGGCGCTACTGAAATCTACGAGAACACAGACCGTACTCATAACAAGGATCACTCTTTCGATTATGAGATGTCTCGTAAGATGGGTGTTGCTTGTGTTGTTTCTACTGTATTCGGAACATGCACGATTGAAGCCTAATTATTAGTTAGATAGGTGGGGCGTCTGCAGTTCTATTGCGAGCGCCCCATTTATGAATAAATGGAGAACAAATTATGCCAACAACAACTACTAAACGAACAACAACCAGAAGAACAAAATCTTCCGCCGCTTCATCTCCTGCTCCCGTAAAGGAGGAGCCCGTCGAGCAAAAGCAGCATAAGCCGGATGATCTGATTCCGTGCAAGTCTTTGACCGCCGGAAAGATGATTTATATCGGGGCCCGTACAAACATTTCATATGTGTGGGTGAATGCTGGTGATGTTGCGTATATTGAATATCAGGACTTGATGTCTGCCATCTTGTCCCGTTCAAATTATGTGTATATGCCGCGCTTCGTAATCGAGGACGAGACTATTATTAATGATCCAAGATGGTCTGAGCTCAAAGATATCTACAATAATCTGTATGATGCAGGTGATATTCGTGAGCTGTTATCCGATCGGGTATCTGTTAATCAGTTTAAACAGGCACTGAAGATGGCTCCTAGCGGTCTTGTTATGGCTCTTCGCTCTGAGATTGCACAGGGCATCCAGAACGGATCCTTTGATAGCATCGGCAAAGTCAGAGCTATTGATGAATTACTCGGAACAAAGATGGTTGAGCTTCTGGGATAATGCGGGGGTAGCGTCATGACTTCGTACGAGAAGATTTTTAAAAGCTTTCTCCGTAAGGTGAGTGATGCGGAGTTGGCAAATCGTCTCGAATTTAATACGGAGCTTGCCATTGATGATATGACTGGGTATCTGCATTCTGCGGTTGCCAAGTATAACGTCGATGACAGGGTTATTACTTTTGATGACGACAATCAAGTTATTAATGAAGATTTATCAGATTGGGAAGTTGAAATGTACGCGCTCGGGATGCGTATAGAGTGGCTTGAACCTTTGGTTCAGGCTCGTATGAATATTTCCCAGATGTTTGGTGGAAAGGAAGAAAAGTTCTTTTCCCAGGCCACCCATCTTACAGCGATCAGAGACATGCTTAATGCTGATAAGCTTGAAATTCGGAAGTTAAGGCGTGACTATGGGTATCATCATAATTCATATATAGAGGAAGGTAATCAGACATGATTTCTACAAAGTATATGAATATTACAGATGATCAGCTCGCCAAACAAAAGAAACTTCTTCACAGCGCCTTATTCTGGCTGCTGATTTATAAAGATCCCGAAACCTGTGACAAGTATAAGTATGTCGATGTCGATAAGTATATTAGCGGACTAATGCTTCGCATTGGCGGCATGAATGAACTCTTCGGCTACCCGGCGGAACTTGTCACGTTGCTAAGCGTCTTACAGGCTATTAAGGATGAAAATCTGAAGTCTGAGTTTGACTATCATATTTATCGGAAGCTCGTACTTGATGCGCACTCTTTGATTGACAAGATCGGAGGTGAGCCCAATGTATGAAGCATTTCTGACTCGTATGGAAAATCAGGGTAAAACGCATGGACAGATTCGCAAAACTCAGTCTGATGACATTATGAATCAGACTTGGTGGGATGACATTCAGTCCCGCGTTGTCTATCTGTATGATTATTTCCATGATAACGAGCCTACGACTAATTACGATAGGCATCCAGAGGACGATCCTTTAAAGATCCCTGTTGATGCTAAATTTATTATTACCCAGTACGAGACTATTGCAAAAGATCAGGTTGAATATCATTTGATGTTTCGCCCGAATCAGGGAGATCCGACGGATTACTATGAAGAAAAATATCATATGGCATGGTCTGCTAAATTTCCTGTTGGGCTTTATGTTGATGTGCCGGATGATAAAGGAATATTTAATAGATGGCTGATCATTTCCGAACAGCATGGAACTCAGTTTATTAAGTATTCTATTCTTCCATGTAACTATTTCTTCCACTGGGTATATAAAAATAAACTTTATGATATGTGTGCGGTTGCACGTCTCCGTAATAGCTACAACTCCGGAGAATGGACAGACAATATCACGACCGTGGTTCAGAACCAATCGCAGGTGTGGTTTCCTCAGAATTCGATTACGTCAAACCTGTTTTATAATCAACGGTTTATCGTTGACTCTCGCACGTTTGATCGGAGTACGAAATATGAAGCATACCTAGCTTGGCATGTTGCAAAGGTCGAAAATGTTTTTCCGCCCGGAATCGTAAAGCTAACGTTGGCGCAGGATAAGTTTGATCCAAATAAGGATCGCTTTGACCCTACGACTGACTATATGTATGCCGATTATTCGGCCTATCTCAGTGAGAACAGCCATGATGATGACGACAATACATATAGTAAGATTGTGTTTAATGGTAAGCCGGAATTACGTGTTGCTGGTACTGGTATGACGTTTACACTCAAATTCTTTGATAAGAGCGAGAACGAAATAACAAAAATCGCAACATCTTCGTCTGCTTCCGACTATTGGTCGTTTGAAGTCGTTGACAAAGATGGTACTGCAATCGCAACACAGCCAGCGTTTGATAGCATTGTTACAAAGGTTAATAATGACGTGTTTAAAATTAAAGTCACAATTAATGACATTAACCTACTTGGTAAACGTTTGATTTTACGAGGACACGACATTGATGGAACCTGCACTTCTGATGCAATATTAAATATTACAAGTCTGTGATAGGAGGGACATTATGGAAGCTCATGAATTTCGCAAAGTAATGTACACTCCTGAAGGAGACACTCGATTGCTCAACAGGCTTTGGGCTGATGACATCAGTAAAACAAAACGAACTATTAAACAAAAATTAATACAAAATCAGGATATCAGGACACTGATTAACAATCCTGATCTTAAAGAAACGGATGATTATTCGAACTACTTGTATACGAATATTTATCCGTTTTTATTAATCCCAACTACAATTTCTGACAAGAAAAACTACATCTGCTTTAAGGTGGATTTTGCCGATGATAGCTATTATGAAGATGTACGCAAGGAAAACTATATCATGCGTATTGTTGATATAAAGTTTACGGTGCTTGTTCATAAAGACAATGCAAGAACGGAACTTGGTGTAGAGCGTCATGATGCTCTTGCGTGTGCTATCCGACAGATATTCTCATGGGCTGAAAAGGATTTCCCGGCGCAGTTTGTTCCTATTAGTGATATAGAAGGTGTGACAGATAATGATTATCTGACGCGCACTATTGATTTCAATGCGCAGTATGGGCGAGAACTTTCAGGTACTCGTAGGAAAAATCCGTACTCTAATTAATGGAGGCGGCTAATGGGAATTAAACAGGAATTGTTTTTTGGTAACGATATACACGTCAATGATCATATCACCATTTCGCAACCAAAGGTTGGACAGATTTTAGACTATCACGCCGATAACAAAGAGTTTCAAGATGGAGAGCTTGGGTATTACAAAATGCTGTCGTTGATTACTGCAACGCCTGCGGACTATGATGTACAGCTTGACGATGCCGGAGTGCGATATGAAGATGTCGATCCGTTTGAATTTTTCTTTGGACTAGTGAAAATGTTTCATGTTGATGCAACTGCTACTGGTTTGATATTTGGTGATTTAGATTTAACGAAGTTTGATAGGTTTCGAGATCCAGAACATAACGATGCAGTGATATATATGAACCCCGATGGAGTGCGTATAGATAATGCGCTCTATATGCATATCACTTCAATTGTAAGGGCAATGCATAACATCACGCCTAATACTACGAAGTGGGAAAACGATGCGTCGCGGCAGATCCATTTGGATTATGAGCGTAAGCGCTCTAAACGTAAGCAGCATAAAAATGATAAGCCAATTCTGCTCCCAATTATATCTGCGCTCGTTAATGACCCCGGATTTAAGTATAACCGCGAAGAAACCTTAAACTTGAATATTTATTTTTTATATGACTGCTTAAAGCAGCGAATGAAGTATCAACAGGTGGATCACCTGATGACCGGCGTGTATGTCGGACTCATAGATACAAAGAAAATGAATCTTGCTGAAGAACTCAACATGATTCGAGACGATATGTAAAAGTAGGAGGAATTATTATGGCTGATAGACTTGGTAAGCTCGTAGTAGAGCGTGTCGAAGATGCTACTGCCCTTGATCCCAAAACAGGCAAACTGCTTTGGCTGATGGATGAACCGACTTCCGGCTCTCTGGAATCTGCTATGGATACAGTATGGGCTGAAGGTAAGGGTGGACGTAGACTGTACGGTCTTGATAAGAATAAGACTGCATCGTTCACTTGCAAGAATGGTTATCTCGTTACCGGTGCCCTTCAGACACAGGTTGGTGGTTCTCTCACTGAACTTGATGAAGATCACACGGCAGATGTTCCGGTTGTTGAATATGTTAAAGCGGCAAATGGTAAGCTGCAGCTTCAGTACACACCTGTTGCAGGCTCTCTGAAGTATATTTATGTAGCAAATGCCGACCTGACACAGGGTGATTCTTATCAGATTGGTTCTGATGCGGCAAAGAGCTTCTCTCTGTCTGGTGCGATTGTTACTCTGCCGACTGGCGCTGATCAGGCTGCAACATATATTGCGATCTATGACAGAACGGCGAAGGCCGGAACAAAGATCACCAATGACTCTGACGTTTATCCGTCTACCGCAAAGGTTATCTTTACCGTTCTCTGCCATGAATCTTGCGATATGAACAGAAAGATTTATACGAAGCTGGTGTTCCCGGCGGCAAAGATCGACGGTAACTTCACGCTGGATTGGGTTTTTTATGCGCAAATGTGCGCATAAGCACAAACCTTAGTCCCATTACGAAGTAATTCGTAATAGCAAAGTAGGTGAACCTATAAATATAGGGTGTGCATACGACGAATAGGATTTGCAGTAAATGGCAAATAGTGTATGTGCTAACAGGGAAAACCTAAACGTGCTTAGCAACACGCAAGGCAATCCTGTGCCAAGTCACGACAGTGATGTTGTGAAAGGTCTAACGAGCAAGACATACGATCTTTTTTAGATTATGAAGTCTGTATGTATGCGGCGAAATTCCGCATGCAGAAGTGCCTACTACCCATATCGTAGTGTGTGGGTAATGATGTGCTCTACTCCCCTCGCCAATAATATAAGGAAACTTAGGGTATTTTAGGATCAGTGGCGATGCTGTTGTTCAGGAGCTTAAGATCGACGCTATGAGCTCAATTTGTGACGTTAACCACCGTTATTGGGACTGGTATGTCATCGAAGATTGATCCACGATCTATTGTGGATTAATGTGTTTGGCTCTGTAGGCTTCAAAACCTGCAGAGCTATTTTTATTAAACGGAGGAATAAATGGATTTGCAAGATGTGCTTGAACAGGCTAAAGGCTCTCTAATTATTTCAGACGCCTTTACAAAGGCAGATTCGGTTCTGAATCACAAAGGATATAAGAATATTGCTTGTTCGGTAAGCGGTGGAGCGGATTCAGATATCATGATCGACATCTGTGAGAAGGTGAAGCCGCACAGTGTTCACTATGTCTGGTTTGATACAGGGATTGAATATCAGGCCACAAAGGAACACCTGAAATATCTGGAAGACCGCTACGGAATAACCATAGAGAGAGAGAGAGCAGTTAAGCCGGTTCCAGTATCAAATAAGATGTACGGACAGCCATTTCTCAGCAAGTATGCTTCTCAGATGATACATCGTTTACAAGAGCATAACTTTGATTGGCAAGATGAACCGTATGAAGTTGCAATACAGAAATACCCGGACTGTAAGTGTGCTTTGAAGTGGTTCAATAATATGTTCTGTGACAAGAAATTTTCCTATTCAAGATTTAATATCAGCGGTCAAAAATATCTCAGGGAATTTTTAATTGCTCATCCTCCAACATTTCCCATTAGTGACAAGTGCTGTACAGGCGCTAAAAAAGATGTATCGAAAAAATATATCAAAGAACACGATATTGATTTAATGCTTGTTGGCATTCGCAAGGCAGAGGGGGGGGTAAGAGCAGGAGCATATAAAAACTGCTTTTCAAATGCGGGCAAATATAAAACAACAAACCAATATAGACCAATATTTTGGTTTTCTGATGCAGATCGAAAACAATACGAAGAGCTTTTCGATATTAAACATTCTAAATGCTATACAGAATACGGATTCAAGAGAACAGGATGCGCGTGCTGCCCATACGGCAAGGATTTTGAGGATGAATTAAAGGTGCTGGGACAGCATGAACCGAACTTATATAAGGCGGTCAATAATATCTTTCACGATAGCTATGAATACACAAGGCAGTACAGAGCATTTAGGAAAGAGATGGAGGAAAGCATCGTTTCTTGATTAAGATAAAAGGGAGAAAATTATGCCTTATAACAAAGAAGAACCCAATCATATTTGCCAAAACAGGCGGTGTCATAAAGGTGAAAATGGTGGCCCGGCTCGTTACTATGCGTGCGACGACTGTTTGCATAAGGGAAACCGCCCATCATTCTGGAAAGAATGGACTTGTAGTCTTGAATGTTTCCAGCAGTGGATGCAAGACATGGAAGCTTCAGGATTGAATCCGGAATACACGAAATATATCGCCGACGAGGCAAAGAAACATAGTATTACAATCACCGCCGCTAAACCTGTGGCAGTGAGACAAACAACGACCGTCACTAAATCGGTCAATCAAAAGAAACACCGCTAACTGTCGCGGCTGATAGCGGAGGGGATGCAGATGCATCTCCTCTATTTTTGTCGGAGGAAATATGAGTGATGAAAACAAACGCAAGCCAATGCTAATTCGTAGCAGAGTTACTGGCATATTATATGACGACAATTCGTCTTCGCACGTATACAAGCCGCTTCAAGCATATCGCTACCTTAAGGCTGGGGCTCAGTTACTTGATATCCTACCGAGCCACGATCGTGAAGGAAATGAACGTCTGGTGTTTATCTTTTCAAAATGGGATGCGGCTATGCTTGAGCCGTTGTGGAGGGCACGTAAGTTATGATTACAAAGTTATTGGCGCTAGACACTTCCACAACGTGCACCGGCTATGCAGTCTATTTGCAGGGAGCGTACGTGTCTTCCGGCCTTATTAAAGAAAAAGACAAAGATGCGAATACTCGTCTTGACCATATGATTGCTGATATTTACCGCACGATTAAAGAAGTTGAACCGGACATTATTGTACTAGAGAACGAGGTCATCGGAGGTTCCCGTGTTACCGTAATGCTTTCAAAGCTTGTCGGTGCAATTCGCGGCTGGGCTGTAGGACATGGGGTCAGCTATTGCGAGCTTGACCCTGCGCAATGGAGGTCGCTGATTGGTGTTCAGGCTCCCGGTATTAAGCGCGAAGAGTACAAAGCAATCGTTCAGAAATATGTTATCGAAAATATCGTAGATAAAAAATTTGAAAAGGATGATGAGTCTGACGCTGTTGCTATTGGTCAGGCATACATCAATATATTCCGTAATGGTTAACGTTTCCTATGAAGTGAAACTGTTGGATGAGATGCTGCGAAAAATTTCTCTACTGGTTTCTGTCGAGGAAGATATTAAGTCGTCCGGAGAAATCGCACTGCTCTCAGATACAGCATGCGAACTCGCAAACACAATTAAATATCTAAAGTCGGATTTGGTTTACAGTAACGAAGAACAAGAGGAGTAATTATGACTAAAAAAGCAAGACCTAAAATGGCAGAACTCGCAAAAGCTTGCGAAGGCAAAACACTTGAAGAAATTAAAACTTATTTTGTTGAAGAAGACATTATTAATACGCCGTATATCCCACATGAGCAGGTTATGGCGGCATGTAGTTTGGTAATGAAAGACGCGTGCTATCGGGATGAAAAATACTACGTTGATAGCGATACGGTTGAGGTCCTGACTACAGTATATTCGTTTTTCTTACATACGAACATCGATTGCGTCGGTTATACGTATGAAGAGGTTTTTGACATTATCAAGAAGTATCATTTTGAGCAAGTGTTTTATATGATTTACCACGACGAGATATTTAATCCGGTGTCATATGCCGTCTACAACAAAATCAACGACATTCAGGAAAACGAGCATTCAACCGAGGCTGTTATGCTGAAGCTTCTTGATATTTTTAATAAATCCGTTAAGGAAATTTCAAATGCAATTGAGCAGAATCCGGAACTGATTAAAGCGTATCTGAATCAGCCGGAATCATAAGAGGTTAAATTATGCAAGTTACAATGACTGGATATCAAGATTGTGTAAATGATCTAAAAAACAAAACTAAACAAATACAAAATGTTATCCCAACTCGTCTTGCTGCATATGCTTCTGGTGCATACTACGATGCATTTTCCAGTCTTGTAAACAATTTTTACAACGAGTATAAGCCGCGTGTTTATAGGAGAACATATAAGTTCCGCGGCTCTGGACGACCGCGAAATAGTCGGAATACTAGTATTGGAGGGTTAACCGTATCGTCTTCTTATATGCACGGAGATTACCACGATGCTCGTTCCGGACATACGATCAGTGCAGATACTATTTTAAATCAAATTTGGAATGATGAGATTCGATATCGTCACCCGGTGACACATGAGAATGTTGAATTTCATGCGCACATTGAGTCTTATATTGGACAATTTAGCGGTGCATCTCCCCATGCTTTAATGGAACAGTTCCAAGACGTGTGGGCTGATAAGGTGCTGAAAACAATATGGCACATGGACATTGACAATATTCTTGATTCTTAAGCGGAAAGGGGGAAACAGACATGGCTAAACAAACATATACAATAAAGTTTGGCATTGATGCGAACGATTTTATACGCGAATTAACGGCGCTGCAATCGCAGCTGCAAAATATTGCAAGCTCTATGGATGTCGGACTTTCCGCCGACAGAGTCAAGGAGTTTTCCAGTGGTTTAAACACTATATTAAAAAATTATACGACGGCGATTTCTAAGCAGGACTTCTCTGCTATGCAGTCGTCTCTCGATGGTGTTTATGAAGAAGCCATTAAGATTCAGAAGGCTCTCGGAAGTGACATTAAGATTGATGGGCTTCTCTCCTCACTTGGTCGCGCAAAGTCAACTCTCGGTGAATTCAGAGATATGACGACAACAGTGTCCGGTGCGGCAATTAGCGCAGCTGAGAATATTGCGTCTGCGCAGCAGCGGGCGGCAAATCAGTCAAAAGAGGCATCTCAGGTAGCCACTGTTTCATTGGAACAGCAAAAGCAAAAGCTTGCTGAACTGCAAAGCATGCAACAAATGCTGGCAGGCTACGCTAACAAAAGAGGTAATGCAGATAAGAACAAGATCAAGACTTCGCTTGTTACAGATGATCTCGAAATTAATGATAGCAATGAGATGCACCTGTATGACGTTGCCGATCGTATTAAAGAAACGTATGCCGATCTTGCAAAAGAAATGTCTAGCATCGACTGGTCAAAGGCGGCAGGCGATCCGGAACAGCTGCAGAAAACATTATCTCTGCTGCAGCAGTGTTCTGAAATGTATCGCCTGATTCACTCGAGCGATACTCAAGATATACTTGAGAGTGCTAAATTTAATGGAGACCAACTTGATGGGTCACCTATTAAAACACTAGAGCAGGCGTTCGCAAGCGAGAATGAGATGAGCCAGAAGGCGGCGGAGTCACTTAAGGAATTTAGTTCTGCTTTTGAAGGCGTGGTTGATCAATTTACCAAGAAATTTTCAACCATTTACCAATCTATTCAGGCACAGGCCGAGGCACAGGCCGATGTTGTTAAGAGCATTGAGAGCGGTGTTACTGCGACGAATATGCAGGTTCAAGCAGACACGAACGCCGCTGAAGCCGCAGAGCGTAAGGCTCAGGCGCAACGCGAAGCCGCCGCCGCTTTGAGCTCTATGGCTGGCACAAAACGCGTTGTTGACTCCAACGACGATGTGATTAACCTTGCAAATGCCAGACAGCATACAATCAAGATTAAGCTGTCGGTTGGGAATCCAAAGGAATTCTTAAGCCAAATGCAGTCGGCTATGGCTGATGCTCAACAGATAGCTAATGCGGGAATCAAGGTTAAGGCCGAGATATCAAATGATATGATTTCGACCGTAACTAAGAAGTATTCCAAATCTGGATCAACTGAGCAGGAAATCGCCATCAATATTGTTGCCAAGGAAAAGGATAACCAGTCAAAGGTTGTTAGCGGCGTTCGTTCTCGTCTTCAGGAGGAAGCGGAGAAAAACCCAGTTCGCATTCCAATTAAGGTAGAATTTAAAGATGCGGCTGGTTCTATTGATGAAGTTAAGAAGGAAGCCGAGGCTGAACTTCAGAAAGAAGCCGATTCTATTATTCCTACGACGGGCGCAAAGGCAACCATTAAGCATAAGCTCGCTTCTGCGGAAGCCACAGATGCTGTTGCACAGGCAAAGGCCAGTGTTAAGAATGCTCAGCAGATGATGTCTGAGACATTGGCGTCTCTAGATGCACAGACTGAGAAACCAATCACTTTTGCAGTAAAATTCAACCCTGATTTAGCCGCAGTACAGCAACAGTTCAATGCTGCGATTGCGGCTGTTCGCGCTACTGCAGCAGAGCCGGTGGCTATTGGAACAAAGATTGATGATACTATCGCAAGTCTTCAAGGCGATGCATCTTCTGCTACTCCGATCAAGATTCCAGTAGTGCCTGATGCCGAGATGTTTAAAGGCGGAATTGCAACGCTGATTGAGTCTGCATCTACAGTCACGCCAATCAAGATTCCGGTTGCGCCTGATGTCGAAGCATTGCTTAGTAAGCTCTCCGAGGTTAAGGCTAGTAATACAGAAGTTGCTGTCGGTTTTGATGCTACCACTGCAACGGCCAACTTTGAAGCATTAATTAACTCTTTAGCAGAGAAAAGTAATGTCGCTATCAAGACGACGCTTGACTCTGAGGAGATGTATAGCAATTTCAATGCGGTTGTTAAAAAGATGCGCGACCGCATGTCAGCTCATCCGATCAAGGTTCATATTGAACTTGCAAAGAGCGACTTAGATAGTCTGAATGCAGACGATGCATGGCAGAATCACCTGCAGTCGATGACGCAGTTAGCCAAGGCTGAGGGAGATGCTCTTGACTCTGTATTAGGTAAAGCCAAAGAGCTACAGGCGGACATTGAGGCTTCAGCGAAACAGCTTCCGTCGCTTATCAAGCTCTTACAAACTTATCAGAAAACAGGTGGCAATAACAAGCAGGCTGGCACTGCAACCCGTGCTAAGAGCAGCGAGAGAAGTGCGATTCGTTCTACAGAAAAGTATACAAACGAATCTGCTCGTGTATTAAATAATATTGCTCAATATGAGAATTATAACTCTCCTGATATACAGGCGCAGGTTACTGCAATTGCCTCTTTGAATAAGGAATTAATTCAAGCAAGGGATAACCTGTTTGCGATTACCAGAGATAAAAAGAGTTCGCCTGATGATGTCACTCGTGCTTTTGATAAATTTAATGTGACGCTTTCAGATACGAGAGGTCGGCTAAGAGATGCCTCCAATGAAGCGGCCGGCTTAAATCGAGAGTTTGTATCGACTCGTAATGATGCTCAAAAGAAAATATCAGACGTTAAGAGTAGCATTGCGCAGATGGATAAGTATGTTCAAAATCTTCCAGAGCAGAAAATCCAAAAGTTTTACAAAGACTATCAAGACTATACCAAAAATATTCGTGCAGAAAGCGATAAGTTTCTTAGTACTGCATCTAACCCTTCTTCTGCGCGCTCTAGCATACAAAGTCAGTACGATGATTTTATAAAATATTATAGAACTATTTGGCGCGGCGTTCAGAGCATGTCAGCCGATAAATCCTATAATATGCTAAATGCAGATAAAGCGTTTACCAAGGGTAGTGTTTTCGCAGATAATGTCGATTCGTTGAATGCATTTAAAGCGCAAGTGCAGCAACGATTAAAATCATACAAAGAGTTTAATGGTGACTTTGTAAACAATAATACGCAGTGGATTGGTACATATCGCGATGCATCTGGTGCAGTTAAAAACTTAACTTTGGCAATGGATCAAAGTAAGCAGGTTGCCCGTGAATACTCTTCTGAAATTAAACAGCCAACGTCCGCTATGCAGCAGATGGGCGCTGTAGCGCAACGAGCTGCGAATTACTTGGTCAGCTCATTAGCAACGCTCGTATCATTCCGCATGGTCATCGATTATGTTCGTACCGGCATTGGGTATGTTCAGCAGCTTGACACTGCATTGGCACAGTTACAAGTTGTTACTGGTCAGTCGGCAGGCGCATTGAAGGATGCTGAAGTGCAGGCTCGTTCTATCGGTGATGCTATTGGTAGTACGACAACCGAAATTCTTAATTCTGCCACTGATTGGGCGCGACTTGGTTACTCTATGAGTGACTCTCTTACGCTGGCTGAAAAATCGGCTGAGCTTGCGAAGACCGGCTTTATGAGTGTATCGACGGCAACCGAGCAGATGACCGCGTCGATTCAGGCATTCTACGGCGCTCAGATAGGCAAAGGATTGGTTAGCGTCGGCGATGCGGCGGAGCATGTAAACGATGAGCTTGTTGCGATCGGTAACAATATGCCGATTACTTCTGAAGGTCTTGGTGCGGCTCTTGAGCGGTCTGCGGGTTCGTTGGTGGCTGCTGGAAACAGTCTTGAGCAGTCTGTTGCACTAATTTCTGCGGCGAACTCGACAATTCAAAATCCAGAGTCTGTCGGAACAGCTTTGAAGACTGTATCTATGCGTCTTCGCGGAACGAAGGTCTCCGATATCTCAAACGAAGTTGGCGAAGATGTCTCTGACGATTTTAAGAATGCTGCACAGGACGCATCCAAGCTTTATAATACAATTAAAAAGCTCACTGCTGTTAAGGCAAATGATTTCAAGGGCGTTAGCATCTTAACGGATACCGGTGCTTATAAATCAACATATAGTATCATTAAAGAAATTGCTAGTGCTTGGGATCAGATGTCGGACATTAATCAGGCGGCGCTCCTTGAGCAAATAGCAGGTAAGCGACAGGCATCTGCTATTGCGGCGATCTTCCAAGATCCAGAACTCTTACAGAAGGGTGAGGATTATGCTAATAACGCAGCAGGTGCTACTGCAAAGGCGATGGATACTGTGCTGGATACGATTGAGGTACGCATCAGTCGCCTGCAGAATGAAGCTCAAACATTCTGGCAAGAACTTATTAACTCGAATGATGTTAAGAAGCTTATTGACGGATTATCTGCCGCGCTTAAACTGACAAATAGCCTCGTCACAGCGTCACACGGCTTATTTAACGGCAATGGTACTGCGGGTCTTCTTGGCCTACTAGCCGGAAGCACACAATCGGCATTTAATAAACTTCGTAACGGTGCAAATTCAAGTGGTGGGCTTATAAGTTTTACTGGAACCGGAACGTATGTTGGTGGCGTTAAGCTTGGTAAAAGCGGAGCGGCTTCGTACTCGAGCGTTATGGGCAATGACGGTCTTGTTTATAGTGCTGATGATATGGCTGCCATTGCCAAGGTTTCGAAGGCTTTACATGAAGCATCTGGTGCTTCTTTGTCATTTGATGACGCTTTACAGAAATCCGGTATTGATCTTGCGGCACTGAGTGATAATGGTAAGTCTCTCATTGCTACGATGAAAAACGGCACGGCTGGGGCCGACGAACTGGTTGTCAGATCTCAGTCTCTGGCAAAAGGCTTTAATGCTTCCGGGGAAGCGTTCAAGGCGTTTGGCCGATCGCTACTCAGTTCTTTGGCTTCTGGACTTGCCATGGCGGGAATCTCTGTGGCGATTTCCTATATTACGTCATCGATCGATAACTATGTTCATCGTCTGGATACTGCGATCGATAAAGGCAAAGAGTTTTCGCAATCTATTCAACAGCAGACAAAGCAATATAGCGATAATCAGGATCAGATAGAATCTCTTCGAGAAGAATATACTTCGCTGTCTCGCGGTGTTGATGAGCATGGTAAAAATGTATCGCTGACTGCCGATCAGTATAAGCGCTACAAAGAAATCGTTGCCCAGATTGTGCAGCTCTCTCCAGAGCTTGCAAAGGGATATAGCGATGAAAACGGATATCTTGTTGATCGTAACAAGCTAATAGATGATGCTATTGCAAAGCAGAAGGAATATACTGCTGAAGTTCAGCGGAGTCGTTTTTCTTCCGGCAATTTTGCTACAGAAATGAATGCACAGCTCGCTACTGTGCAGAAATCAAAACAAACCTCTATTAAAGGTCAGAAAAACTGGTTCGAGCGTGTAGCGTCTAGTCAGGCGGCACAGGCGAATGAAGAATCAATGTATGCCAAGAGTGGACATCGGGATCAGATGCAGAGCACCGATATTTACGTCGAAGCACAAAAAGACTTCATTAATCAGCTGCAAAAGCTGTACGACAGTTCTTCGAATTCCACAGAAAAGACTTTAGACGAGTATCTGCAGTCACAGTTTAGCATCAGTGGCGCCACTCTGGATAATGCTGACAAAATCGCTAAGTCAATTGATAAGATCACATCCGGGCTGAAACCGCAGAATGACAGTCAGGCAACACAGTTTAATAATCAGATCACCGCTCTTGATAAGGCTGCGACGAACTGGGTAAAAGATGCGGAAACGGTTGATTCTGTTAATCAGGCTGTACGCGACAACTTTACATCGTTCGTAGAAAATGCTGTCGCAGGATACGACAAGCTGAATGATGCCCAAAAGAATGCGATACGAAACAGTATTAGCAATTTGACATATGCAGATATTTTAAAGGGCAATAAGACTGAACAGGATCAGAGTATTCTTTATGGTACGTGGCAGGTAGATGACAGTAAGCGTCGACAGCAGCAAGATAAATATGCTGACATGGTAAAGCTCCTACAGGATTCTGCCGTTCAGCGTACAATGAGCAATGCGAGCAAGATCGATACCTCTCTGAACTATGCTGACTACGAAAAACAGTATAAGAAAAATCTCAAAAAGATCGAGAAAGTTCTAAACTCGGTAAACGCATCGGAAGGGCTATCTCTTAAACCAGCGGACATTAAACAGTTGGTAACACTGACACCTGTTGATCAGGATGGTAATGATTTACATGCTGATCCTCAGGCAATGGTTGACAGACTGAAAGCCACATTGGTTAATGGTGAAAATCTCGTCAAAGATATGACGCTTGACCAGATTAATATCACCTATCCGATTGTACAGGAATTTGCAGAAGAACATCCCGGTTTAAAAGTCGATCTTGATCAGGCGAAGCGGCTTGTAAATCTGCAGGTCAGAATCGAAGAGCTAAAAAATAAAAGTGTTGCATCTTATAGCAACCTTAAGACACAGGTTGAATCGTATACAACTGCCCTCAGTGGATTAAATGATGTTACGGCGAATAACCAGATCATCACCACCGACATGTACAACGCTTTGCAGTCTGCAGGTGTGGGAGTTGAAGATTTAAATAGTGTTGTTCGTGAATTTGGTGTCGACAGCGAGGGTTATACAACCTACCTCGTAGAGAACGTTGACAAGCTGAAAGAATTTACCAAGGTTGCAAATGACGCGGCTAAGACTGATATCTCAGCAAATATTGATGCACAGCGTCGTCGTTATGCGGAGCTTGTGGAACAGCTTGATCAGGTTATAGGCGAAAACTATGACTATGTCAAGTCGAACCATACATTGACAGAATCCCGCAAGGATGATGTAAGGTCGATTCAAGAACAGCTTGATCAGACTGAGGATTTGCTTGACAGCTATGCGGCGCTTCAGTCGCAGGTATCGGCTACTGCGAACGCTTATTCGGCCTATCAAAAAGCAAAGGAATACGACTCTCGTACCGACTTCGGTTCTGAAGCCGTCGAAATGGTGTCGGAGCTTGCGAATGATCTTGCCAACGCTACTTATGGCACAGAGGCATTTAAGAGCGCGATGAACGCAATTGTTCCTAAGTCTGCGCTGACAAATATGGATGACGCTATTCAGCGCATCAAAGATACACAGAAGTATCTGAACTCACTGGATAGTCAGCACTATTTCACAAAGAGTGATGACGGGGCTCTTCAGGGGCTTAATTACGAAACGTTCGTAAAGAATGGCTTGAAGTCTCAGAATGGTATTCAAGTCTTTACCGGAACCGAAGGAAACTTCCGGCTCAATGATACAATCACAGATATTCAGCAGGTCGAAAAAGCGTTTGGCATGACGCTTCCGATGGTACAGGCGTTTGATGAAGCTCTTAAACGCGCAGGTGTAACATCGCGCTCTATGTTTGCAAGCTTGTCTGGAGATGATTCGCAAAATCAGATCTATCGCACATTGCAGAATCTGAATGATGCCGAAAACCAACTGCAGGAAGCAATCAATCAAGGTGTTGACATAGCGCCCTTCAAGAAGAAGGTCGATGATGCCAAGGCTGACATAGATGACCTTGCTAATGGCGCTCGTCAGCGTGTATCCGATTATCTGAACGCTATGGATCAGATGAACGAGCTTGATGTCCGGGGAGGCACTGAAGGTCAGCGTGAAGCTCTTGAAGCGAAGCTGAATCAGAAGCCGACACAGCTTGATGTTGAGCTTGTTGATAAAAACCTTGATAGCGAAATTGAGACGCTACAGAACGGAGCTAAACAGAAAAAGATTGAGCTGTATGCCAAGATTAATCATGTTGATGCAAGCAATGTTGATAGTGACACTGTTGATAAGTGGGCGCAGAATCGACTGTCCCGCGATCTAGAGCTCAAGAAGAACTCTTCTATTTTCTTGGATGATGAGTCAAACGCTGCTCAGTCCGAAATGGATAAGCTTACGCAGAGTCTGGACAGTGTGAAGTCTTCTAGCGGCGATCTTGTTAAGAGTCTTGATAATGCTGCGCAGGCGGTTAATAATCTGTCGTCCGCTGTGTCTGGCGGTTCTTCTTCTGGTGTTAAAAGCGAAGGCGCTAAGAATTCTTCTAAACAGACTGCCGAGGTAAATGTATCTAACACAACTGCTAATAAGAATATTAAGCAGACGGAGGATGCAGGGGCAAAGCTGTATGACGTTATTAACAACGGTTTTGCTTCGATTAATCTTAAAAATCAAGATGCTCTGTCGAAAGTTGCTTCGTTTAAAAACGCTTATTTAGACGCGGTTAATACGGTCAATCAGAACCCTCTGGTAATGCAGGCTGAGACCGGCATTGCATTTACCAAGTCGGGAAGTGGCGGAGTTTCTAAAAAGAAGGGTAAGGCGAAGGCCAACGGTGGTGTCGTTAATGGCGACTCCAGAGCTCTTGTAGGCGAGCTAGGGCCAGAGCTTGTTGTAAACCCGAATACCGGGACATATTATACTGTTGGAGACGGTGGCGCTGAATTCGTGTCGCTTCCGAATAACGCCATTGTATTTAATCATCTTCAGACACGTAATTTACTGAGTGGTGGGAGAACTCCGAATCGCGGACGTGCGTTTGCAAGTGGCAATGTTGGGCGTGCGGATTATAGCAAATACGATTATCTGAATACATTATCAAAGAAACAGCTTATAAGTTTTATTAAGCAATCGCAAGAAGAAGCTGTTAAAAATGGATATGGCGATAGCTTAAAACATCCGGTATTTGGAAATATAGATGTTTCAAATAGACAGGCTCTTAACTGGAATCAGAAAAATATTGATAAGTATAAGGATTTTGGATGGCAAATACCGGGATCTGCGGACGAAAATTCCTATTCCACGTTGCTTGGTAGCAATGGCGTGTTTGGAGATTACATCATTGCGTACTCTCCCCTCTTGCAGGACTATAAATCTGGAGAACCGTTATTACTTCCATACGATACTGTTTCTGATTACTTCAACGATCTGATTAGTAAGCTCGACGCGCTGTATGGAGCGCATAAGTGGACGGAACAGCAGTTCCTTGCATTAGATCATAATGGCATTACATGGGACACCGGTGTTGCTAATGGCAAACTAATTCATGACTTATGCGCGTCGGTTGCTGCGGTAGGTGATCAAGCTGGTAGTAAAAAAGCTGACTACAATTCCGAAGCAATGCACTATTCCGGACAGTATTGGGACCTGCAAAATGTGTTATCTATAAAGAAACGGTCTGGCAAGGCAAAAGCCAACGGCGGCATTGTTAACGGTGAAAGTAGGGCACTCGTTGGTGAACTTGGTCAGGAACTTGTTGTAAACCCTAACACTGGGAAATACTACACTGTCGGAGATAGTGGCGCCGAATTTGTGTCGCTCCCGAAAAATGCAATTGTATTTAACCACCTTCAAACAAAGCAACTTCTTGGCGGAAATCACACTGGTTCTCGCGGAACCGCGCTGGCATCAGGCAATGCTTATGTTGACTCTTCCGGTGGAAACAATGGAATCTTGGGTGCTTTTACGACAACTTTAACACCAACCACCGACAAGTCGTCCAAGGCTACAAGCGCGGCAAAGTCTGCCGGAAAGGAAATTTCTAAGGCAGCAAAGGAAGCGGCTGACGATTGGGTAACGGCTTTTAAGAATGCGGCAGAAAAACTGCGTAATAATTATACGTCCGGTAAGATGGATGCCGAGCAGTATTTTGATGCGCTTACAAAGCTGTATCAGCAGTATTACGATGGCTATGGCAGAAAGTCTGACGAGAACCTAAAGAAACTGAAGGATGCATGGACTGCAATCTACAATACCGAAGCTTCCGATCTAGATACAAAGCGGTCGAACGGCGAAATTACGGAGCGCCAATACCTTGACGGTCTTCGCAATCTGTACAAGCGGTTCTATGGTGACCTTAACGTTTATGCGAAAGAGTATGCGGATGCGCAGAAAGACTTTGCACAGAAGGCAAAATCGGCCTACCAGAATGTTTTACAGGCAGGTTCTTCGGTAGTTTCTCACCAGATTAAACAGCTTCAGAATCAGATGAATGGTGCTGTTAGTGCTCTGCAGGCACAGAAAGATGCGGCAGATCGTTCATTTGAAATGCAGCTTCGCCCGTTGAATGCTGAGATCAAACATTATGAAAAGCTTCAAAAAGCTTTGAATAAGCAGATTAAGGCAAAAACCAAAGAGCAGAACGCCATTGAAAAGGTTATTACCGCAAAAAACAAAGAAATATCGGCGATACAGGAAGCCGCGCAGGCTCGTCAGACAGACCTCGATTTGCAGAAGGCGCAGTATGAGCTTGCAAGGGCCGAGCATCAGCGTACGCAGTACACTTATACTAGTGACAAAGGATTTGTCTATCGTTCTAATCCTACCAATGTCAAAGATGCGCGCGAAAACCTCAAAGAGAAAACTGAGAACAGTCGTGTTCAACAGATTAATAATGAGATTAATGCGCTCACCAAGGAAAAGGAAGCAATTCAGGACGAGATCGACAAGATTCAGGAAGTTATAGATAGGTATGCTGACAAAATTGATGCGATTCAGGAGCAGATTGATGCGATTCAGGAGCTGAAAGATGCGACTGATCAGTATTATGATGATGCAATTTATAACATTCAGCAGCAATACCAGACACAGATTGATGCTCTTCAGAAAATCCAAGACATGTGGGATCAGGCAAGTGACATGTTTGATTTCGCAACATCTCTTCAACTCTTGGAGTCGTTTGGATTGTCATTAAGCGATGTCACAAATAATGCCGGAGCGTCGATTGATCTTGTTAAAGGCAAACTTGCTGACGTGCTTGCATATATGTACCAAAACAACGATGCTGCAAAGCAAGTGTGGAGCACGATATTAGGTATTGATCTGAGTCAGATTACGCCGAATATTGACAACTTTGCTTTGGGCATTAAGGGTGTATCTGATTATGCAAGTATGGCAAGTGGCAACGTGCGCAGCTTGAATGGTGACCTGTCGGCCGCTCAGATGAGCGGTATGATGGCTCAAGGTGGCTTAATAGGTGCGGCAAACGCAGCCACGCAACTTGGGACTGCGGCATCCACTACGAGTCCTCAAGAGCTTGCTAATACGATGGCGCAGCTTTCTGCTACGGATATGACTGGCTTTAGCAATGCTATCGGTTCACTGACAGCGAATGCGGCATCACTCGACGCATTAAATGCATCACTTACACAAACTCTTGCAATTATGCAGGGGTTGGGTGCACAAGATACATTCGGCGCTTTATATAATCAGTTTGTGGCGTTTGTTACGAATTTCGAGGCTCTGGCTAACCAGTTCCAGCAGGATATGACCGTTCTATTCGGACAGGGTCAGGCGGCTGGGAATGATAAGAATAGTCAATCTGCAGGATGGTTCGATGGTTTCGTACAGCAAGTTGAAGACATGAATGAACGTACTTCGGCTGCGCTTCAAAACCAGATTGAACAGTGGACAAATTTCCAGCAGCTCATGGTTGGCGTTCTTGGCGTCGATGGCAACGGCGGCGGTGACAAAGGTGGAGAAGGCGGTCAAGGACAGCAGTCTGGTGATGGCGGTAGCACAGCTTCGTCCGGATCTGCTTCTGCGGACTCTATTATTGGCTCGCTGATACTTGCCGCTACTGAGATGAATGAGGCGTTTATGAAGTGGGAGGAAACGCTCAACGAATTCATTGTTGGAGAAGGTGGCTTTACTGATTTTACGAATCAAGTCATGGAAATGATTACCAACATGGCTAACACGATTAAAGAACAATGTGAAGCTGCAATTAGCGCCATTAATGAAATGGTTGAGGCTGTTGCAAGCGCAAACGCTGCTTTGGCTAACATGAGCTTCTCCGTTGGATCATCTGGAACTTCTCATCCTGCACATGCCGCAGGCGCTCCTACTGGTCTCAAGCACGATGAACATCATGCACTTGTTGGCGAGCTTGGGCCTGAAACGGTTGTAAGCGGCGATAAGTATCGCGTTGTCGGGAAGCATGGTGCGGAACTTGTCAACTTAAAGCGTGGGGATATCGTGTTGAACCACCAACAGACAGCAAGGCTGTTCAAGAGTGGCGCGGCGCATGCCTCCGGTATTGGTAATCTAATACCTGCAGGTCAACCTGCGTTTATGAATAAGTTGGCAAATATATCCTCTAACATTCTCAGTGCTAATATGAAACAGCTTACGCCACGTTTGTTTACCGGCGTGAACGTAAAACTTGCTGCTGCCGATGGCAGTGGAACAAGCGTTACAATTAAAGATCTGCATGTATCCTTGCCGAACTTTAATTCTGATAAGGCTGATGATCTCATTAGGGATCTTAGCTCAATGACGTTAAAGGCGGTTCAGAAATACAACAGACATTAATGATTTGCGGAGAGTTTCTTGATAAGAGAGACTCTCCGCTTTCTATGTGGATAACGACTATGAGTATAAAGAAAAATATCTCAGATGTTCTGCTTGAAACGATTGATTATGTTGTTAAGCAGAATATGAAAAATTATATTGGTAACTTTGTCAAGTCGGTGGTCAAGGCTGTCAACAATGGAAAATACACCGTATCTATAAACGGCGCTGATTACGATCTTGTTTGTGGCGTTGGCGTTTCATTAAAAGCCGGTGATACAGTCTTAGTCCACATACCAAATAATCAATTTAAGGACGCATATATTTGCGCTCTTTTAAAATCATGTAAACTTTAAGGAGGCGTCTGATGGCAAAACCTGTATTACAGCGCGTGAAGGCATTCGACGCTGACAGAGACCATGTATTTAACGTATCGTGGCCCACTATTCCGAAAGGTATTAAACTCGATGTTTTTGATGCCGAAACTGCGGCATCAGTATATAGCAACAAAATAGAAACAAAGGTTAAGCAGATAACAATTCCACATGGAAGTCTGCAAAATGGCAAGCGCTATTATGCGTGTGTCTATGTTGAGACAACCACCAATGTGTTAAGCGAACGTTCTGATTATATCTTCTTCTGCTGTTATTCAACTCCGGTGGCTGCATTTTCTAATCTTCCATCTGGCACTTTAAAACAAATCAAGGCATCTTCTATTACCTGTCAGCTTTCCTATTCGCAGGCGCAGGGAAGGCAGATGCTCTCCTGCGTGTTTAAGCTTTATGGTCAGGACTATAACGGCGAGGCATCCGCAATCCCAATCGCAACATCAAATGTATTTTATGATGGCACAACCTCATATACGTTTGGTGGCTTAAATGAAAAGACGACCTATAAGGTGCAGGGTATTGTTGAGACAGTAGATGGAATGTCGGCATTAACGCCGATATATGAAATTAGTATTCGCCCTCACTCTACTCGTTATTATCTGCTTGATGTGCAGAATGATTCTTTAAACGGTCGGATACGTTATGCAACATACATGATCGCATTGGAGCCGAATTATCCTACAAAGGCTGTGCTTCATTCTGACGAGGGTTACGTCGACTGTTTGAAAGGCCCTTTGACATACAGCAAAGATTTTAATATTGATGGCGATTTTTCGCTCTGTACGCGCTTTGATAAATATGATCTGACAAAGAATAATGCGCTCATTCATCTCGAGGGTGCTGATGGTGTACTGGAGATTCGCCCAGTAAAAAATGCAGATATAACCTATTCGTTTGGGCTATATGTGACGAACGCTGGGAAAACCTATACGCTTAAAACAAAGGGATATGACTTAATGGCATATTCTTATGGCGCTGTCTGTGTAAGACGTGTTGGAAACACTTATAGCATGACGCTGCTTGGTGTGCCGTGCTATCGCACTGTTCCGCTTCTCATCGACGCTACGGATGCAACCGATGGCAGTCCTCTGTTGAGCGAAAAATCAGAACAGATTCTTGCGCTTCTAGATAAAACTGAAACAGATTCATCTAAAACAAACGAAATTGCTGTGCTTGGTTATGATGGAAACGATTCGATTCAGGTTGATGGTCCGATAACAAATTACACTTCTGTCACACTGAGCAATGCACGCTTTTTCTACTGGCTGATTACGCAGGATGTATCATTTAGCCCGACAGACGAATCGGCATATCCGGTAGACTGGACAGTCGACACCATTATGGTTACGTCATTTAGCGATCCCACCCTTACGATAGACAACTATCTAGGCGGCAACTTGAACGATGTAAATTATATTTTGATCAAACGTAGGAAGTACGGTGATCAGACGTGGAGAACGATCTACGTCCAGACGGTTGAGCATCTTGGCAACCTTAGTATTAATGGCTACGACTACACCGCAGCATCTGAACAAAAGTATGAGTATGCAGTTGTTCCTATTATCAATAATGAGGAAGGCGTCTACTATGTGGCAGAGCCTATCCTATCGAGCTTCGATGGACTGTTCCTGATTGGTGCAAACAACGAGATATACGGAACTCCTGTCAACGCAACCTGTGATGTCACACAAACATCTCCGTCTAACGTGGTCGAATTGTTGCACAGCAAGTATCCGAAGTTCTGCAGTAACACACAGGCAAACTATGAGCAGGGTAACTGTAGTGGAGCATTCGTATCACAGGAAGAAATGTGCTCCGGTATCATTGACACATCGGAAAGCGGCGGATGGCCTTATCGGCATAATTTCATGGAGTTTTTAGGAAATAAAAAGCCAAAGATTATCAAATTTGAAACAGGCGGCTTGTGGCTCGCAAATATTATCAATAGCCCTCAGGATTCTGCGCAGGATGATAGCCTTCCGGGATCAAGGCAGATATCATTTGAGTTCGTTGAAATCGGCGATGGTGATTCTGAAAAGCAGATGTATGAAGCTGGTATCTGGAAGTATCCTGACGAATGGTGGGAGGTGGAACAATAATGTATGTACCCACTAATAGCGACTTTGAACTTTTAGACCAGTCACAGATCATTCTATATCTGAGCGTCCAAATTAAAAATAAAGATGATGTCATTATTGATGAAATCCACGGAATGATCGACGGCGGAAGCTTTTCGATCGATGCTACGTCGGATGTCCGGCGGACGATGAGCGTAACAATGACGCCTATTAAAGATGATGGAAGCACGATATGGAATGGCGTCATGCCAAACGCCACCTTTGATATGTCCGAACGGGCAAATCTTTGGATTAATAACAAAGAGATTCTCCAGTGTGGCATTAAGAATATACGTACCGGTGAGATTAAATGGTATCAGATTGGCGTATTCGTTTTGCAGGATGAAAGTCTTACATATGATGCTACTACGCACGAGATGACAATTAACTGCGGAGATTTGATGCTCTATCTGAATAGCACGTTGAACGGACAGCTTGGACAGCTTACGATCAAAATTCCTGCTTACGAAGAAGATGAAAATGGAAATCCCACAAAGTACAGCGTTATCCGAGATGCAATGGTAAAGACAATTACGCAGCTTGGTGGCATTCAAAATTATCTGGTTGATGATATCGGAGAGCTTGACGGAATGGCTCAGTATAATCCCGATTATCAACAGTATCGCAACGCACATCCTCTGTGGAATAACGTACCGTATGATCTTGAGTTTTCAGCGGGATGTTCTGTGTTAGATATTATTGGTAAGCTCCGCGATCTGTATCCAAATTATGAGACTTATTTTGATGAGTATGGTGTGTTTGTCTGTGGAATGATTCCGACATGCTATTATGACACAGTTTATTTGCGTGATGATATTCTGCAGAAATATCTTATCTCTGAGAGTGTTAGCCGTAAATTTGATACTGTGCGCAACGTCGTTGAGGTGTGGGGGGAAACTCTTGACGCCGATTATTATTCTGAGACCGTTTCAAATACTAATGGTGTTTATACGTGTAATATCAGCGGTATGGTGGATAAATATATGAATGGCGACAAAGTTGCTCTGAAAGTTCCAAGCACTAACGCCGCACATCAGAAAATTAACATCAACAACTTTGGGGAGATTGAGATTTATAACGAGGAGCGTGATGTGCCTCTGGCGGCAGGTATCTTGGAGGCCAACAACGTATATGTCTTCACATGTAAAAAGATTTATGACTCCACGAATAAAACTGACACCTTAAAGTTTTATTTGTCCGGCGCATATCAGTGCCACGGTCTTGCAGTGTTGTCAGATGGAACAGTTGAGCGTGGCGGATGGACCGATCCTGATACTGGCACGGTTTACGATAAATATAGCAAAGAATATTTTCAAGTGAAATATAACTGCAAAAACTGTGAAGTATGGGTTATTCCGGACTCTCCATTCACTGTACAGAAGATAGGCGAACGCATGGATTGTAAAACCGGCGATGGGTACTCTTCTATCATAGCCGACTCTCTCGCTCTTGCAAGAGCTCACTATGAGCTTTGGAAGGATGCGAGACTTACAGACACTATCACGCTGACAACGCTGATTATGCCATGGCTTGATGTGAATACAAAGGTAACATATACGCCACAGAATTCTGACTTTATGAATCAGTATATTATCAAAAGCGTCAGCCATGATTTCAGTGGCATGACGACGACAATAGAAATGATGACCTTCTATCCGCTTTACGAAGACACAAATGCCGGAGGAAGGTTATGAGGCGGTGATTCCAATGGGAAATAAAAAGAAAACAAAACGCCGAAATAGCAAAGAGCGTACGTTCACAAAGCGACTTGTTATGGTAATGCTCGTAGTTGGGGTAATTAACTCAGAAATTCCATATCTACTGGCTCTGGCAGGGCGAGACCCTGTTGTCGATATTGGTCGCTTATGGATTACGCAAATTATTGCAGTAATCGTTGGCTACTATGTGAAGTCGTATTTCGGCAAAAAGGCCGAGGAAGAAACCCGGCTAAAGGAAACGTACTTATATGGTGGAAGTGAAGATTATGAAGATTTCAACAATCTGAATGAATTCACTGATGATGAAGAGGCGAAAGGATAAGGTATTTCTATGGATGTAACATTATTTATGGTGCTTCTGACTATCGGAAGCGTTGCTAGTTCTCTGCTGACGCAGGCTATTAAGAAGACATATGAAAACGCAAACAAAACATATAGTTCAAATATGATCGCACTTGTTAATGCGGCGATTGTTGGCGGTTGTGGGACGATTGCGGTATTTATTTATAAGAGCATGCCTCTTAACCCGAAAAACATCGTCTTTCTTCTGATGATGATTATTGCTACATGGGTGTCCTGCACAATTGGTTATGACAAAGTTATTCAGACAATCGCACAGCTTAAGGCGAATGATGGGAAGTGATTGACATGCACAAACCTGTTATCATCGATCTGAGTGAATTCAATCGTGTTACTGATTTTTCGAAGGTCGCTCAAAACGTTGATATGATTATCATTCGACTGGGCTACCGATACAGCGTAGATGCAACAATTAAATATGATAAAAAATACAGCGAGTATTTGGATGCCGTCAAGAAGTACAACATCCCATACTCGTTTTATTTTGTATCTCAGGCAATAACACCAGAGGAAGCACAGCAGGAGGCAGCGTTTGTTGCAGAGGAATGTAAAAAGCATATTACGCAGTATCATCTTCCTGTCTTTGTTGATACGGAGCGCATCAATGGGCATTCCCGTGCAGACATTATGACAAAAGAACAGCGCACAAAGTGCATTAAGGCATTCTGTGACACACTGCAGAGAGCTGGCGTGCCTGCTGGGGTTTATTCAAATCTTTCGTGGTTAAATAATAACCTTGATATGAATCAACTTCCGTATAGCGTATGGGTTGCAGAGTATGGCCCGAAGAACACATATACCGGCAAGTATCTGTTATGGCAGTACACATCCACAGGTTCTATCTCTGGTATTGAAGGCAATGTAGATATCAGCTGTCTTGCAGAAGCAGAGTCGGGACCCGTTGTCGAGCACTCTCCCGCTCCAGCGCTGACTTCTGAAATTAATGGCATTCTTGCCGTTGAAGAATCTGAAGTAGGCTATTTAGAGAAGCGCACAAATGCAAGTCTTGATGATAAGACGATGAACGCGGGGTCAAATAATTATACGAAATACTGGCGAGACCTTTACCCGGCATTTCAGAGACAGCCGTGGTGTGCAGCATTCCAATGCTGGTCGTTTGCGAAGGCGCTTGGCGCGGCAAGAGCTAAACAGCTTCTACTTGGCGACTATGCATACTACTGCCCTACGCTCGTTAATCGCTATAAGAAAGCTGGACGGTGGTTTTCAACTCCCAACGTCGGTGATCTGATCTTTTTTAAAGATAGTTCTGGCGTGGCGTCGCATATCGGCTTCGTACGCGCCGTTGATGCGGTTAAGGTTTATACAATTGAAGGCAACACTGGTTCGGGCGCAGGCGTTATAGCGAACGGTGGTGGCGTCTTTAAAAAGGAATATCCTCTGAATTACTACAGAATCCTTGGATATGCACGTCCAATTTATAATGTAGCAGAAGTGAAACCGATGTCGGCAAAACTGTTTGATCGGAGTCTTTCTGGTACGTATCGTGTTACAGCTTCCAAGCTGAATATGCGGACGGATGCGGGTATGAACAACTCGATTATCACGGTACTGGATGAGGGGAATCAAGTAAGTAACTATGGCTACTACAGCAATGACGCTGATGGTACACCGTGGTTATATGTATCAGTTGGTAAATATATAGGTTTTGTATCTAGCCTGTATCTTTCGAAAATTTAGCATATTTAGGAGGGCATACCGATGAATCACTCGATGACGGCTGCTTCTCTTACTTTTCCGGAGCAGCTTGCGGCAATCCCGATTGGAACGATTATAACGTGGATTATTTCCGTTATTGGGGTATGCGTAGTTATTTACAAGTATATGGAAAAGTATCGGGAGCTCAGGAATAAGATAGCAGACTATGAGGAAGCTATCGACTGCAATAGGCAAGACATTGCAGATTTAAAAAGGGAGCTGTGTGATATGAAAACTGGTTACGACAACAGCTTTGCGTCAATAAATGAAAATATTAACACTGTACGTCATAGCGTGGATCAGCTCATAGCATCACAAAACAGTCTGTTGGAATACCAGCACTCGCGTGACAGGGCGGATTTGAAAGATCAGATTCGTGAGTACTACGATATTTATCACCGCAGACAGACAATTACCGTTCGAGAGAAAGAAACTCTCATTGATCTTATCGACGCTTATGAACGCGCCGGAGGGCAAAATAGTTTTGTGCATACACTTGTTCTTCCGGAAATAGCTACTTGGACAGAAACAGCATAATACGGAGGTGAGCTATGGCAAATATAGTTGCCGCATTTAGGAACGCGCCTTCCGCGACCACGCATTATGTGTATCAGTACGATTATGGGGCAAAGCTTTATATTACTGGTGTAAAAAATCTTCCGAACTCTTTGGAGGTTTCGTTTACAAAAAATCCGATTCGCGGCAAGGCTATAGTTCGTGTAGGCACGAAGGAAGATAACGTATTAATCGTTGACGTTCCGGACGTACTGCTTGAAAACAACGGCGTTTCGATTAATTACTATGTGTTTGCTTTATTCTATGCCGAGAATCCGGCCGCCAAAACGGGCAAGACACTATACACGGTTAAAATTCCCGTACAATCAAGACAAAACCCGCATACAGATAAGCCTGTCGACGAAGGTGCATTTGCACAGGCTGTAAAAAATATTGGAGAGCTGGCTGCAAAAGCTGATACGGCAAAGAAGGAATCTGAAGCATGGGCGCACGGCGGCGTCGCAGATTTTCCGCAGTGCGATGGCAATAATGCTAAGTACTGGTCTGATGCGTCAAAGACATATCATGATGCGGTGCAGAGTTATGTAAAGACAGCGGATGACGCTGCTTCGCGGTCGGCAAGGTCTGCTTCGGAGTCTTCTGCTTCTGCAGATCTTGCTGCATTTAATGCGCGCGCTGCAAGACAGTCGGCATCTGAAGCAGCTGTCAGCGCTGCATCTGCTAAGAACTTACAGACAGCGGTTGCCAATAGCGCAGAAGCCGCCGCAACGTCAGAGGCGAACGCCTCGCGCTACGCAGATCAGGCAAAGGCGAATGCGGATTTTGCGAAAAAATATGTAGATGAACACTATAGAGAAATTGACATCAACACGGATGATAGCGGAATAAACGCATTACTAAAAGATATTAACGGCAATCTTGTAACGACAAAGCAGCTGCTCGGGTATGACAGATTGAAGCAGATAATTGAGGATTTAAATCATCCGCTTGAGATGCTTGAGTTTGAAACGCATTTTGATTTTCCAAATGTTGGGCAGAAAAACAAGCTCTATCTCGACAAGTCGACAGGAGATATCTTTCTGTATGGCGTTTCTGGGAACGCATATACATCAGTTGGTGTTGCGAATGATGACGTGGTCTATGGAGGAGGGGCATAATGGCTCGCACAGTTATAACAAAAATATTGCTTAGAAACGATACCGCGGCGACATGGGCATCGAAGAACCCTGTCCTCGGTAAGGGCGAAGCCGGTGTTGAAGTCGATACCGGACTCGTGAAATTTGGTGATGGTACGTCAACGTGGAGTTCACTGAAATATGCAGGCTATACCAAGCAGTCCCAGCTTGTTAATGATGATCACACAGTAAAGGACGCTGATTATGCGTCGATCAAGTCGAAGGTTAATGGCATCGCTTCTGGTGCACAGGTGAACGTAATTGAGGGCGTGAAAGTTAATGGGACTGCGCTCACGCCATCTTCAAAGATCGTTAATGTCACAATTACCACAGGAACGACCGAGGGATCTATTGCAGTCAACGGCACAGATATTGTCATCAAGAATTTTTCCAATAAGGCGAACAAGGCAACGACGCTTGCCGGATATGGAATTACCGATGCATATACCCGCGCTCAGACCGATAGCGCGATTTCGTCTGCTGTTGCGTCCGTGTTCAAGTATCGCGGCACAAAGAAGACGGCGTCGGAGCTTCCGTCCAGCGGTCAAACTGTCGGCGACGTTTATTTCGTGTCTGCTGATGGATCGGAGTATGCATGGAACGGAGATAAGTGGGAAGAGCTTGGTCCGGTGATTGATCTCAGCCACTTTATTACGTCCATCTCGATTGCAGGTATCACTCTCTCCTCTTCTGCTACTAGCATCACGCAGGCACAGCTTCGTTCTGCTCTGGGTTTGGGCGCAGCTGCGTATCTTGGGGTGTATAAGAGTACAGACTCTGCCGCACCGTCGAATGGCGATGCTGCCGTACCGACTGTTAGCAAGATGAATCAAATGATTGCCGATGCCAAAACCTATGCTGACGGCCAGTTAATTCTTGACTGCGGAACGAGCGCGACCGAGGTGAGCTAATGAGAAAGCTAATAGGTAAAGTTTTAACCCGCTCTGACACCTCTGCGAACTGGTCGAAAAACAATCCTGTGCTCGGCAAGGGAGAGTGCGGCTATGCAACCGATCTGCGCAGGACGAAGCATGGCGACGGCACGACGAAATGGAACGGCCTTAAATGGGACGATGCCGCTACAGTGAATGGCCATTCGATAAACTCTGACGTTCCGGCAGGGGCGAAGTTTACGGACACGACATATACACTCGCCACCACCTCCGCTAACGGCTTAATGAGTGCTGCGGATAAAAAGGCTATTGATCGGGAATTTTTCAGAATGCTCCCAAAGGGAGGAACACATATCCCCGCCAATGCCGATCTTAATTCCATAGAGTATATAAAGGTTGGGAATTACTATAATCCTGCCAACGTCGAATCAGCAACAATAAAGAATATTCCCGTTGGTAATGCTTTTTTGATGTATGTGCTGTCTCCGTTATCAGAAGCTTACGATAATGAGAGCACTTCTCAGTGGGTATACAGATTAAGAATTTTTATCGATTTTACTGGGGAAAACATATTTGTTCAGAAGGTTAGTAGTGGTTCAACAGTCGGAAATTTCACTTATGGCTCGTGGATTAAACTGACCAATTCAAACGATTTGTCTGCGGTAAGTAAAATTATAAACGACCATATTGCCAATAAAAGCAATCCGCACGCGGTTACAAAAGCTCAGATTGGATTAGGCAGCGTAGCCAATTACGACCAGTCCAAAGCGATCAAGAGTATCACGCGGAGTGGCACCACATTTACAGCAACGGCACTGGATGGCACGACAACCACGTTTACACAGCAGGATAGTAACACCACGTATTCTGTTGCTACCTCTAGCACAGATGGTCTGATGAGCAAAACGGACAAGGCAAAGCTGGATGGAGTGGCAGCAGGTGCGGATGTTAGCCAAATTAAGACAGTGAAAGTAAATGGCACTGCTCTGACGCCGGACAGCAATAAGGCAGTCAATGTCACTGTACCGACACTGGCAAACAACGCGACCACAACCGCAGGCGGCATGGCACTGGATGCACGGATGGGGAAGACGCTGAGTGATCAGATATCGTCTGTGAAAGCAGGTGCGATTGACCAGATCGTCAACCTCACGGCAGCAGGATGGACCGGAGATGCAGCGCCGTACTCACAGGCTGTAAATGTCACCGGGATGACCTCCGAACTTCTGTGCGAACTCTTCTCTGCATGCTCAAAATCAGCTACAGTAGCGGAACGGAAGGCGTACAACAAGGCGTATGCAATTGTAGCGTCCGGTTATGCAGAAACGGCTGATGGCAAGGTGACGTTCTATGCAGATAAGAAGCCCGCCATTGATATTGGGGTAAGAATCAAGTCGATTTCCAAGGCAAATGCGGTAAGCACGCAGACATCTTCTGACATTTCAAATGCAGTAGATGCTATGAGTAATACGCTGGAAGAACGGGTTAATTCGTTAAATCTGAGTTTAGCGAACAAGGCCTCGACATCTGATCTCACCGCTTTGCAGAATACACTGGCCAATAACTATTACACGAAAGCCCCACAAA